TTACAATCCTACCGCTTCATCCTTCCCCTGACCATCTACCGGAAAATACCGATAGAGCGTCGATAACCCCACCCCGTAGATAATGGCCAACTGCTGGCGGGTATGACCCTTAGCCAATAGCCGCCCAATCTGTTCCCGCTCATGCGGCATTAATGCGTTGGGCCTTCCACCTATGCGTCCCTGTGCCCTAGCTGCTGCCAACCCGGCCAGTGTTCGTTCGACGATCAGCTCACGTTCCATCTCTGCTAGTGCCGACATCACATGGAAAAAGAAACGCCCCATGGCTGTGCTGGTATCAATACTGTCTGTTAAAGAGCGGAAGTGGGCACCGCGTTCATGTAACTCCGATATCAGTGCAATCAGGTTCTTAACGCTGCGCCCCAACCTGTCCAGTTTCCACACGACCAAGGTGTCTCCGCTATTAACGCACTTTAAAGCACGTTTCAGACCGGGGCGGCTGGCAACTTTTCCGCTCATACGGTCTTCAAAAATGTGGTCACAGTTTGCGCTTGTGAGTGCATTACGCTGTAAATCGCTGTTCTGGTCGATTGTTGATACGCGGATATAACCAATGACGGCCATCAATTCTCCTCCTCTATGTCGCTGTGGGAGGATTTTTACAGATTTCGCTATGTGTAACCGCTTTTCCAAAAACCTTGGTTTAGGGGAAGGCTCGGCATTGCCAGTTGGCGTCCCCATTCCGTGGCCGTCAGCAACACCACCAACGGGCTGGCTAAAATGTAATGGAGCCGCGTTCACGGCTTCACTGTATCCCCAACTGGCTCTGGCCTATCCAGCGCTCAGGTTGCCTGATTTACGTGGGGAGTTTATCCGTGGCTGGGATGACGGACGTAGTGTGGACAGTGGGCGAACGTTATTGAGTGCCCAGACGGATACTTTGCAGAATATTACCGGTAGCTTTTTGGATATTAGCGCTGGTCCTAACAACTCCGCCGCAGGCGCTATTGGTAAAAGTACATTAACGTCGAACCTGGCAGGATGGGCACAGGGTGGCACCTTTAGTCAGGCCAACTACTCATTTGATGCTTCTCGTGTCGCAAGAACATCAGCAGAAACCCGCCCGCGTAACATCGCATTTAACTACATCGTGAGGGCTGCATGATGGCTAAAGCTGAATTAAACCAGAAAATGATCGCCACGGTGGCCGGTGTTATCACTGTGTTTAACTACGATGGTGAAACGCGAGAATACCTTTCTTCTTCCGTTGAGTATCTCGCCGTGGGGGTTGGAATTCCTGCAAATTCCTGCATTGATGCTCCGGGTGAAAATAATGAGGGTTTTGCCATTTGCCGTACAGCAGACCTTTCATCATGGGAATATATCACCGACTTCAGAGGTCAAACCGTTTACAACACAGAGACAAGTCAACAGGTTGAAGTGACGGCACTGGGGAGTTATCCCGAAGGTACTACGCCCAATGCCCCTACATCACCGTATGATAAATGGGATGGTGAGAAGTGGGTAAAGGATACTGATGCCCAGCACGCGGCTGATGTTAAAGAGGCGGATCAGAAAAAGGCCAGATTGCTGGCAGAAGCACAGGAAAAAATCAGCTTCTGGCAGACTGAATTGCAGTTGGGAATTATCAGCGACGAAAACAAAAATAACCTGATTGCATGGATGAACTACATCAAAGCTTTAAAAGCCGTCAATGTATCGACGGCTCCTGGCATTACATGGCCTATGCCTCCGGCTTTGGTGGAAGGGTAATATCGGGCGCGGTGCTGGTATCAACTTTGGTCAGTTGGTAGCGGTATCGCTGCCATTCAGCCAGCCGTGACACGTCAGCATCTTCGATGTACCCCCCGGTCTGAGCATCGGCCAGCGGAGCAATTACAGCTGAAGCCTCGGCCAGTAATGCCGTTCGCTGCTGTTCGGCCGCTTTCACGTCCGCCGCGTGCTGCATCTCAGTATCGATTATCCACTTACTACCGCTCCACGAATCATATGGCGTGGACGGTGCCAGTGTGGTTGTGTCCTCCGGGTAATCACCCGGCGTATTAATGACAACCGCTTCACCTGTTTCAGTGCTGTATACCGTCTCACCGCGATGATCGGCGACGTATTCCCACGCAGTAAAATCTTCTGTCCGGCAAATAGCAAAACCTACCTTGCTTTCGCCCGGTGAGTCAGTGCATGAGTTGGCAGGGATGCCAACACCAACAGGTAGATATTCAGCCGAAGAAGAAAGATATTCGCGGGACTCACCATCGTAGTTGAATACGGTAATATCACCCGCCACAGTGGCAATGAGTTCATTGTTTAGTTTCGCTTTTGTCATTATGCGGCTCTCACAATATAGTTAAATGCGACGTTACGTGGGCGCGTTTCAGACCCACCGCTGGGTAATATTGGCGAGTTGCTCGGATATGCCCTTCCATCCCCTCCATTGGCATCCTGTGCTCCTCCATGTGATTCTGGATTACCTGAGTTTGGCCATGAATAGAATGTGTGTGAGTGAGACGCAAGCATATCAAGCTGATTACTCACAATCAGCCGCCCAGGATCTACACCACGCCCATCATCCCAGCCACGGATAAACTCCCCACGTAAATCAGGTAACCTGAGCGCAGAATAGGCCAGAGCCAGCTTAGGGTATTGCGTAGCCGTAAACGCCGCACCATTGCACTTGAGCCAGCCTGTTGGTGGTGTTGCTGACGGCCACGGAATGGGGACGCCAACTGGCAATGCCGAGCCTTCCCCTAAACCAAGGTTTTGGAGAAAGGCAGCTTTGTCAGGGATATCCGCGCCGTTCTGGTCTTTGGCCAGCTTCTCCGCCAGCTTGTTCAATACCGTAGTCGCAAAATTTGGATCATTGCCAAGGGCATCAGCCAGCTCTTTGAGCGTATCCAGCGTCTCAGGTGCTGTGCCTGCAAGAGCCGAAATCGCTCTTGCCACAAATTCTGTTGTCGCCAGCTTTTTGCTGTTGTCACTATTTGCTGGGGTGGGCGCAGTCGGCGTGCCGGTGAATGTTGGGCTGGCCTTCGGCGCGTACTGAGTATGTGGGTCTGCTGCCGCAATGTGCGCAGCAAGGTCAGTTCCGCCTTTCTCAACCTGCTGCTTCAGGTATGACGTTCGTTTGGCCAGTTGCTTAGCCTGACGGTTAGAAATCCCGTCAGGCCCGCCCAGAACGGGGTCAGAGACCTCAATCTGGTAGATGCCATCTTCCCACTGAGGGGTTTCTGGTAGGTTTGCCATAATTAACTGCTCCCGTGGTTATAGCTGCCGTCATAACTGACGGTGTTGTTGTAGCGAATCGCGACAGACTGATACTCCAGACTCGCCAGATGGCAGCGGGCCGGAGCAAAGGCGGTGAGCGTCTGTCGCAACAGAGCCGCCTGATCGTTAGTGATGGGTTGTTGAAGGATGACGCGGTAAACCGCCCATGCTTCAGCATCACCATGGACGAAAAGACCGTTGTAACTGTGTTTGCCGTCGTAGCCGATCTGACCCGTGCCTTCAATCAGATCCACTTCACCAAAACCGAAACGGCGTATGATTTCCCGGATTGACCACGGTGTCCCCTTGTAGCGGTGCAGCTCAATGGCCGATTTAATCAGGGCACGGCGCACGTCATCAGCTTCGGCCAGCTCCCAGCCGTCACCAAACAGCGAGAACTGCTCACCCAGCCACGGCAGTGCAGAGCTGTCGACGATATCCACCAGGTAGACCATCAGGGCTTCCAGGTTGATGTTGTCCAGTCGCCCGGCCAGTCTGCCCAGTGCTCTGAGGCTGATATCCCCCTCAAGCGGCGGCGGAAGCTGCAGTGGCTCAGCCATCGGCGACCCCCGTCATGGTGATGTTGATGGAGGCACAGTTGGCCCACTCATTTTCTGCCACCACAACCAGCGCCAGACCGGGTAGCTCAACCTGATACACCCCCTCAACGGACAGCACGGCGTTAATCTGCCCCGGCACGATATCCAGCCCCAGCTTTGCCCGGCGAGCCGCCACCCAGCGCTGAATGGCATTATTAGCGGCGTCTTTTATCGAATTGACGTCCTGACCACGATAAACCGTGATGCGGGCGTCGATGGCGTAGTCCACCTGTACGGGCGTTCTGGCATGAACGGTATCGGTGAGCGGTCGGACTTTCTCATCCGAACAGAAGCTCTCGACCAGCGTGAGAGTACTGTCGTCCGGCAGGCCGGTGCTGAGCAGTGGATACAGCTCAACAGTGCCGGGCACAGGAGAGAGAACGGCGACGTCGACAATGCTGGGATGTGCTCCCATGGCATGAAAACGGTACGCGCCACGGCTTCCGGCGTTGGTGAAGGACTCCGGGGCCAGCCTGATACGCTCACGCAACCGGTCATTGTCTTCCTGTTCTGAACCGCCAGAACTGGCGGAAAGATTGGTGACCTGCAGGTCAACGTTGTCAATCTCATCGAGTAGCTGGCTGACCTGAGCGGGCTGCCAGCTGTTACCGGCATCACCGGGTTCGGTACAGGTCGCCGTGACATTGACCAGCAGCAGACCCGCCTTCAGCACCACGTCCGCATCGGTTGCGAAAATGATGCTGTCGGAGGCACTGACACGGGTGTCTGCTGGTATCAGCACGTCCATCGCCATCGGTTCGTCAACAGCGAACTGGAGCGTGGTGGATGCAGGCTGCGCGGCCAGACGGTACACGCCAACCAGCTCACCGAGGTAATCAATCATCGGCTCACGGGCAAAGGCAACCAGATTCTGCTTTGCCGCTTCCTGTACCGCCACCCTGACCAGCATTTCGCGGTAGGCAAAGAGGTCAATCAACAGGCGCTCAGCCTGAGCGGGGTACAGCGTCTTGCCGGTTTCGGTTTCGTACTGCGCAATCATTTCTGCCGTGATTTTGTCGGCATCACGTTCAATAAAATCGGGTTCTGTCAGCGCCATAGCAGTTCCTGAGTCCGGGGTTGTCCGTCTGAGCCTTTCCAGCTCACCCGGAGCGTAAGATGTTCACCGTCAACGGCGGGTTTAACCGACATCAACTGGCAGCGAGGCTCCCAGCGACGAATGGCATCGACGGACTCGCGCACGACGTGCGGAATGGCACGTTCTACGGGCCAGTCGATATAAAGGTGCAGATTGCTGCCAAACTCCGGGCGGTGCGGGTCGCTGCCGCGAGGAGTGCGCAGAATGATTTGAATGGCCTGCCAGATATCATCCAGCCCCTGGACGATTTCACCAGGAGCCTGCAGGGCCGGTTGCCAGAATACTGAGGTCTTTTTCATGGGGGCAGTATTGCCCCCGGAAGGGTTAGCCGATATTAAAGGCGTTTAAGAAGGTTCAGTGGGAGTGGTGGTTGGAGTTTGCGCCATCAGACAGTATGCTGCCGGTGGCGTGGGCATCCCCTTCAATCTCAATATTGCCCTGAATGGTCGCGGTAGCACCTTCACCGCCAGAGCCAGCCATGCCATTTTTCCAGGTCAGTTTGCCCATGACCAGCAGATTGCCAGTGACCTCAGTCTCTTCTGCATCAATCGTGGCTTTTTGCGTTTTCACGATCACATCAGCGCTGCACTCAATCACCAGGTGACTGATACCGCCCCGGATAGTCAACGTATGCGAGGTGCGGTTGTAACTGAACTCTGCACCATCGGCGTATCGTGTACCGCGAACATCCTTGTCGCTGAACGAGGGTTTATCAACGGCTGAATAGACCGCACCGAGAATAACCCCATCCTCGCCGTTTTCGTCCAGCAGCACCTTGACCTGCTCCCCGACATCCGGGAGCCAGTAGTCTTTGTTGTTCTGGGTATTGCGCTGCAGGACATCAAGCCAGTTGGTGCGCATGTTATCGCACTCAGGCAGCCGGACGCGGGCTTTCACGCCGTCAGCATCGACGGCGCTGACGGTACCGGTCTGCAGGGTTACGCCTGTCATTTTTTCTTCTCCTTTATTACCGTGGATGTGCTGCCGTCAGGCTTGTAGACGGTGAGCGTCTGGGTTTTACCGGTTTTGTTACCTTTCTTCGCCTTACCCCGCGTCACCGGCCCCCGTGCCACATCCAGCTCGGTCACGTAGCCGCTGCTGCGGTCGACGGTATGGCGGGCGGTGGTTATCAGCCACGGCCCGGACAGCTGACCAAAGCCGGACAGATCAATTTTATTACCCGCTATCAGCTGGGACGCTCCCATCAGGGTCAGGGAGCCGCTCTGCTGATATTCATTGTGACGGGCCAGCGCGGAATCTGCCTTGATGCGGGCGCTGTCCGGGTCACTGACGCGGCTGTTGACTTTCAGTGAATCGGCGCTGGTGACCTTGCCACCTTTGGTTTGCTTGCTGCTCTCACTGGTACCGCCATCAGCCTCATACACAATCAGCTTTTTCGTGCTGCTCTTCTGGTGCTTGACCCTGGCGGATTTGTAGACCCGGTTGATGGTATCGCGTAGCGAGTAGCGGGCCACATCCTGCGGCTTCAGCTGCTTAACCGGCTCCTGGCTGCGCAGCGTGGCCAGATGCGAAAATATCAGCTGGTCGCTGACAATCTTTACCGCATAGCCATACTCGCTGGCGAGCCGGTGCAGAAAGGCCACGTCGGTCTCGGCGTACTGCGTCACGCGGTCAATTTTGATGGCCTCGATGCTGCCGACCAGCTTCAGCTGATGCTTTTTGGCAATACGCCCGGCGATGGCCGCCAGCGTGGTGTTTTCGAAACCCCGGCTTGATTTTGTCCGTAATGCGCTGTTGACTGAGGTAGCCACGCCCCGGATGGAGACCACGGATGCGGGCGAACTGACCTCTATCTCGTCGATAGAGAAGGTACCGCAGGACAGCAGCTTCTCGCCCAGGTAGCCGACCTTCAGGGTCAGCGTGTCGCCTTTGCCCGGATACCACGCATCCAGCCAGCGACCATCGGTATCATCCAGCTCCACCTCAATGGTGTCAGACTCATTTTTGATGTTATCGCTGTACGTAATGCGGGTGACGTATGGGGTGATATCGCTGGTGATATTCTTTTTCAGATACCACAGGGTGAACACAGGTGACAGTACGTCGCTGACGCCGGTCGGGGCAGACGATGCCTGTGTGCTGCTTACCTCAGCCATGGCGGGGTATCCTCTTCTGTCGTGGCTTCTTCAGCCTCAATCACCGGGATAAGTAACAGCAGCCCGGAGGGAAGCACCGGCGTGATGGCCACGTGCGGGTTAGCGGCAATAATCCGGGGGTAGCCCATCGGATCACCGTAGTACTGCCATGCCAGAGAATCCCAGCGCTCCCCATCACGGGTGACATGCTCAAGAAACATCAGACACTCCTCGCCATAATTCTGGCTGCCATGGTGCTTAACCCCGGTGACATGCGGGTGAAGGTGGTGCTGGCGGAGTTCAGCTGGCCGGAAACCGCATCCAGCGCCGCCGCAATATTGCTACCGTCAACGCCGTTCAGCGAGTACTGAGCCTGCTGCACATACGAGGCGGCCTCACTGGTGGCCCGTGCCAGACTGACGGCCTCTGGCATGGACTCAGCCAGCGAATTAAACGCCGGAATACTGCTTCCCAGTGACCCGGAGATATTCCCCAGCCCGCTCATCAGTCCCGGCACACGGGTCAGTGCCACGGTGGGGTTATCCTTCATTTTCTGTGCAATCCGCACTGCACTCATGGTGGTCTGGAGCGCCGACTGAGCCTGCTTTGCATAGTTGACGCCATCCCGGACGTACTGCGCCACGCCGGACGGTGACGTAACCGCAGACGACACCGCGCCGGTGCCCGGTACCTGCGTGAGAATGGCGGGTGGCTTCAGCGGGTTTTTAGGATCACCGATGTACTCCCGGAGTGATGCGGTGGCATTGACCGCCAGCACGTTGCCGGTGCTGTCGGTCTGTTCGCTGGTCGCGGTCACGTCGGTAATCACGAACCAGCCGCGATAGTCGCCGTTGCCAAAGACCAGCGCCAGCGCCTGATGGGCTTTCATCGCCGTTCTGAGACGGGCCAGCTCGACGTCGGGCACGCAATAGTGCTGGTGAAAGACCAGGCTTATCTGGATTTCGTCCAGCTTGTCGCCGATGAACTGCAGACCGGGCTTCCCTTCGATGCGGGGATGCTCGGCGTAATCAACGCCGAACGTCACCTCGAAACCATCCCAGTAGGTAATCAGCTCAAACTCAATATCGCCCAGAACCGCAAACATCAGCTGTACCTCCGGCGCTGTTGCTGGGCCAGCAGGCGCTCCAGCATTTTCTCAAGCTCATGCACGCTCATATTCAGCGCACCGGTTAACCCGGCAGGCGCGGCTGTCTCTTTACTATTGAGATAAAACTGGGGGTTATAATTGACCTGAATACCGCCAGTTGCGCCAACACCAGCTGCAGCACCTGCTCCCCGTCCGCCATACCCGGCAGCCATAATCTCAGGTGACGGTAAACGGGGAACGTCCGGCGTCATCTCTTCTGCCAGCTTCTGTCCGGCCAGCGCCGCAAGTGGCGTGGTTCGCTGCAGGCCAATAGCGGCACCCTGCGCGATGTTGTCACCAAAGCCCATAAACACCCGGCTCGGCGAATGGATGCCCAGTTTTTCTTTGAACCAGCCGCCGACGCTGTCGCCCATGTCGGTGACGGTGGTTTTAAGCGATTCCCATTTGTTTTTGATGCCGTTAATCAGCCCGTCGATGAGATGTCCACCGAAGTCAGTGAACTTCGCTGGCAGATCAACGCCGAGATATTTCAGCGCAGCCGCAAAGGCTTTGTAGAGCAGACCAACCGGCGACCAGTTAATCAGCAGCTTACCGATCCCCACGATACCGCCGTTAAACGCCGTTTTAATGTCTGCCCAGCGCTGTTTAAACCAGCCGCTGACCGCTCCCCAGTTGCGGTAAATAAGGTAAGCAGCCACAGCAACAGCGGTGATGGCCAGACCGATAGGGTTCATCATCAGCGCCCGGCCAATCCAGAGAACGGCCCGTCCGACGAGCATAATGCCGCGAACAAGGCTGCCACCGAGTACACGGCCCAGTGTTCCGGCCCCTCTGGCGACAGCACTGAAGCCGGTCACCAGCCAGCGGAATTTGCCGCCTTCACCCAGTGCAAGGGTCAGACGAAGCCAGTTAGCACGAAGCCGGACAACACTTCCCCATACGCTGGTAAATGGTGAGATAAGGAGATTCAGCCCCAGCTTGAGACCGATTGTGGCCATCTTAAAGGCCAGTAACGCTCCGACCACTTTGACTGTACCGCTCACCAGTTGTGGATTTGCAGCTATCCATTTTCCAACGCTGTTCATTAAGGGGATGAACGTTTCCCCCAACTGGATCAAAGCCGGACGTAATGATTCACCGATGCTAATGGCGGAGTCGTTAAAGCCAATCTGCGTTCTGCGCCAGCGTCCTTCGAGTGTGTCATTCTGTTTCGCGGCATCCTTGTCCAGCGTAGTCATTGCAGATGGAGTGTTCATTTCCTGCTTGTTAGACTGGTACTTATCCCAGCCCTGACGCATCGATAGCAGGTGGTTGACGGTCTGAATATCGGTGAAGACTTCCGCCAGTCCGAAGGATTCCATCAGCTTCTGCTGGCCTTCCTGATCGCCTCTTGAACCTGCAGCTTTCCATTGCTGTACGAATGCCTTGCCTTTACCGTCGATAAATCGGTTGGCGATCATCAGAGAGGCTTCATACTGAGAGAAACCCTGGGCTACATAATTTTGCATTGACCCCTGGTAATCCACCCCTGCTTTAGCGTATTTTTGCGTGGTATCTCCGCGTCCCATTGCCGCCAGCCAGTTAGACATATTGGTGACTGCTTCCTCAGCAGAGCCGCTGCCCTTGCCGACTTCAAGACTGGCAACAATCTGGGTAATAGCCTCCTTACCGTAAATCCCACGGGCTGCGAAGGCTTTGGCCATACCGGGTAACGCTTTCGCCATATCCTTCAGTTCAAATGAGCCGAGCTTGGCCCCGGTTGCCGCAATACCAAACGCCTGCTCCAGCTCTTTCGCATCGGTAATTTTGAGCGCATCGCTGAAGGCATAGGTCATTTTGGCGAGATCAGTCATATCCGCTTTGGTGGCCGTAGCCGCTTTGCCGAGCATCCCGGCAAAGGTAGCTGCCTGTTGCGGATTCATGCCATCGGCAACCAGTTGACCAACGCCGCCTAACAGGGATTCCTGGAGCTGATTAACTTGCAGGGATGCCCGACGAATGGCAGTACCAATGGCCTGTTCCTGTCTTGAATCCAGATCACCGGTGACACTGATATCCCGCAACTGCGATTCAAACGAGGCATATTGTTTGACCGAGGCTATGACCGGTGCGCCCAGTGTTCTGCCGATGGCATAGGTTTCTGCTCCCTGCCCATAGAGCGCCATACGGTTTGCCCTCTGCGCATCACTGGTCGCAGATACCGCTGACAGGCGACGCTGCTGGCGCTCAACCTGTTCCATTGTTCGGCCAACCCGCAGCAGAGCATTGTTCAGGTTCTGCATGGACGAGGTACCGAGATGACCATAGCGGGCAATTTTCTGGGTTAAATTATCTTGCCGCTCCTGCAGACGGCGTGATGTATCGCCAAGGGAGTCAAGGGCTCGTCGGGTACCGCTGACGGCAGAGCGGAAGCTGCTTCCAACAATCCCGCCAATAATGACGCCGACTGAAAATTCACTGGCCACGGTGGTTATCCTCTGAAAGCGGAAAAATGGAAGGGGAATATCGGAGAGACATGCAAAACAGCCGCGATTGGCGGCTGTCAGGTGATGAGGAGTTACTTATTGTCGCCGAACTCGCTTTTGATTTGCTCTTCAGCCTGTTCCAGCCACATCTCCAGATCGTCAGTATCGAGGGCATCAATTTCCCCCGGCTGAAATCTAAACCACCTCGCCAGCAGTCCCTGTGCCTGCGTCAGCATCTTTGTCGCTCTTGCCCAACCCCGTGATTTGCTGAAATCGGGTCTGTAGTTCCAGATAATCGCCCAAATCCATATTATCCAGGTCTTCGGGAAGCAGGCCGGTACTGCGGGAAATCAGTGGTTCATCCCAGTCAGCCGGGTCTTTATGCGTTCTCTTGACCAGCTTGAGGTCTTTAACCGTCAGGCGCTTAAGAGTGAGTTGAGAAACGGAGTTACCTGCTGCGGTAGTGAAAGGGAACTGCAGGACGAAGATTTCGGCTTCGGTTTTGGTCTGTGACATGATCGTGCTCCTGTGTGATTTCAGGGCAGTATGTCTGGTGGAGAACGTGGCGGATATTAAAGGGGATTAAGAAGAAAGGGGCCGAAGCCCCTGTGATATCAGTGAGTGCGAAAGCCTTTGCAGTTACGAAGGAACTCGATAAGGAGCGCCTTACCGTTTTCCACTCCTGGAATATCGAGGATGGTAAACCAGGTACCATTCCCCATACCAATCGAACCGCAGTTCCCGCCTTTGTCTTCAATCTCGACGGTCACCATCAGCCCCCGATATTGATGCGGTAGTCAGTCAACTGGTCAACGCCGCCGACGCGGAAGATGTTGGCCAGATAGTCCAGCTCAAGCAGCTCTTCTCCATCCATCACCTGTTTGATGTATGTGCAGGTGAAGGCGCTGGAGAACTCCGCATTCTCATGCTGTTTAAAGGTACCCAGCGGGTTCTTCTTGAACATGATGGTCAGGAACGTCACCAGCGGTACTTCATCAATCAGGCCCTGAGAGCTGTAGCGCTGAACGCTGGAGCGGCACTGCAGTGCCAGTGACTTATACGGGTTCGCGGCAGACAGCATCGCGTCACGGTAGAAGCTGTTCCACTTAATCTCACCTTCCAGCTTATCGAAGCCTGCCGGGAGTTCCACCTTGCCCACCATCCCCAGCGCTTTATGCTCCTGCATGGTCATGGAGACGTCAGGTAGTTTGACCTCCTCGGCCCGGCCCAGCAGGTTAGCTCCATCCAGATAGATGTTGGCATTGGTGATGCGGTTAATCTCAATCTTTGCCATCAGCTATTCCCCTTCAGGGTTAACAGGTATTCCGAGGTGATCTCGGTCTCATACGTCAGTCGCTCCAGCGGTGGTGGAGGCGTGTATTTGTAGCTCAGCAACAGGTGACCGGCAGCCAGCTCCGTCTCTTCATTACGGGCGGGATCAAACCAGCATTTGAAGCCCAGTAGTGCACCATCGCCAATCATCTTGCGACCGTAGGCGTTGACCGACTCCGTCAGCGCATCAATCAGCGCCTGGGTAATCGGCATATCGATGTACTGCTGGCTAAAGTAACGCAGGGACTCGTTGATCACATCGCCGGTGCGGCGAACGTTCTCAAAGTTGCGCATATGGGTGACCGTTGGCCATGCTGCTGTCCGGTTACCCCACAGACGCAGGCCGCTGCCGTAGCTGCTGAAGACCGTGGTGATGCCCTGTTCGTTGAGCAGGTTCACTTCGCTCTGCGGGTCGTCAATCATTGCCGACAGCTGGCGCTCCACACCGGTGATACCCAGAATCTCCTGGTTGGAAGACGACCACCAGTAGCCCTTGTCCAGGTCGACTTTGGCTCGCAAACCAGCTGCTCGCTGGCTCAGCGGCTCCAGCCGTTCGCTGTTTGTGACCGCGTCGTACACCTTGACGTGCGGATAGCACAGGCGGACGCGATCGGAGCTGGTATTGAAGTTAATGGTACCTTCCGGGCCACGTCCCGTGAGTGCCTGCGCAAAGGTGGTACCAATCGGCGCGTCGATGTAGGTCACCGCGCCCAGCTTTTCAGCCATGGCAATAAGTTCCACCGAGACGCTGTTCTGGGTACAGAACACCGGGGAGATCAGGATTTTGGCAAAGTAGCCGAACAGGTTGAAGCTGTCGTTCAGCAGCTTCATGCCGGTACGGTTACCTGCTGCGTTGATGGCACCGATGATATCCGCTGCCGTGACCTTCGTCGGGTCGGCATAGTTGTAGCTGGCTTTCGCTTTAGCTCCCGGCGCGATGCTTTTACCGAGATTCGTCAGCACGCCAGTCTGGGCATCAAGCGAATAGTCCTCACCTTCAGCGTAAGGCTGACCGTCGCTATCGGGTTTCAGAACCAGCTGTGCGACGACAGGGTTAGCGAGCGTGGCTTTGCCGGTGGCTTTGTCGAACGTCACCTCTTCATCGGCCACGGCAGTTTTATGGGTGGCTGGATCAAGTACGTTAATGACCAGCACCGTGCCTGCGCCGTGGTCATAGATAGCGTCCAGCGCCTGCGGGATGGTGAAGCCGGTAAGCTGGCTACCAAACACAGCGGCATCCTTCTCGGACAGGCACTGTACCAGGGTGTTAACGCTACCCACGGGGGCGGTACCAATCAGGCCAATGACGGCAGATTTTACCGTTTTGACCGGGCGGGCACCGTTTTCCACCTCAATGGTTTCAACGCCGTGCAGATAGTTAGCTGACATGGGTGTCCTCCGTTTTCACATCGCTGTCACCGCCGTTCCTGCGTTTTGGTGACTGCACAGTCGGTGTGCTGGCGGGGCTGGTTTCTTCAGATACCGGCGTCAGATGCTTCAGCGCCACCAGTACTTTCACATAGTCATGCTCCTCCGGCAGGGAGACGTTCTTCCCCGGCCAGAGCAGGATTTCGGTTCCGTCCGACAGCGTGACGCCGCTGGCCGGGCCGGAATAGCGGTATGTTTTCATCACTCGCTTTCCTCATAATTCACTTCGGTTAACAGCGGGCCGGACGGTAAATCGCTGTCTTCGATAAAGACGCTTTCAGTTGCAAAGTCGAGGGCGTACTGCCACAGCCCTTTGACCTCCCCGATAAACACCTCACGGGTCAGCCAGATACGACGGCGGCAGTTCGGCGGGGTGTAACCACCGAGGATGCGACGGATCGCATCAAGAATGTCAATCGCACCTCTTTTACCGTTGAGCTGGCGGAAAACCACCGTGACGCAGAGCTGGATAGTCTGAGGCTGGATCACCGCACCGATATCATTCGGCTTGTCGAAGCGCGACCCGGCATAGCTCACCAGCAGCGCCCCAACGGGATGATTCAGGCGATATTCAGCCGGTTTCTCCGGGAAGTATTCCACCTGCAGTTGTGGCAGTTTCTCGCGTAACCGGGCCTGTACCGCATCAAGGACGGGCAGAACGTTCATCAGTATTTCTCCAGTAAGCCGTCGCGCCCGCCAAAGGTGGGGCGGCGTGCCCGTGCCCGGATTTCACCGGACTCGGGCACATCCTTCTGAGTGGACTGCAGCCCCAGCGTGAGCTTGTTATCACGCAGAGCCTCCAGCTGTCGCCGGGCCTCTTTGTGGTCATCCTTCACGGTGTCCGGGACAGCGCCTTCCGGGCGACGGGTGTAGAGCCGGTAACGCACCATCGTGATGGCAATGTCCCGCAGAACGGTCGGTATCTCCGCCAGCGGCAGGGTATAGCGTCCGCGCAGATGGGCATCAATCAGCTCATCGGCATAGCGGATACAGCTGTCCACCACGTCGGTTTTCACCGTAGCTGGCGAGTCGAAGTCCAGCTCTTCGTTGGTGAGCTGGATTAGCGTCCGCTCCGGTACCTGCTCAAGCAAATCCGCCAGGGTGCAGTACATGTCACACCCCGCGCAGGATGCGGATAACGTCGCCTTCAGCCAGTGCCTCATCCAGCGCAATCCCGGCTGAAATACCTGCCGGGGTCTCACCGGCTGCGGGAACCTGAGGAACGGCGCAGGCGTTCGCATCCGACTGGACGTTCTGCCCTTTGGCGACTGCCGCACCGGCCTCGACGGCGATAATACCCAGTACGTTGACCGGCGTTACATCACCTGTAGCGGCATCCACCTCCGCCACACCGAGTGCGACGGCTCCGGCCTTGCAGGGGGCGTTATCGGCACCAACAAAGCGCTGTTGCGTCAGCGCCGCGCTGGCCGTCACGGTGGTGGTCAGAATGACCTGCTGAGTTGTACCCATGATCGTCTCCTTATTTCACGATGTTGGTGACGAGATACCCGGCATCGCCACCGACCACGGCGACTTTGTAGATATCGGTATAACGGCAGTAATTCACCTTGCCGCCAGCCCCCGGATATTTATCCGCGACCGGCATGCCCTTACGGCGCAGGGTGTAACCGAAGGACGGCTCGTTTTCGTCTGCACTGTCGGTGCCCGGCTGGGGTTTGCCGACGTAGTGCAGCATCAGGTTGTCACCCCAGATATCGGTCGGGATTTTGTCCTTGTTCTGCGCATCTTTCATGGAGGCCATGGAGACCGGTTCGCCGATCACCACATCTTCCAGCTGGAAAAGGTCTTTCAGAATTTCGATGGTGATACGCTTGCGCTCGTTTGCCCCAATTGCTGCCTGAATCGCCGGGTGGAACTTCAGCAGCGACATGACACTGGCACCCATGGTCATCAGGTTCGGGCGCAGGCCGGTGGCGTTACGCACCGCTTCAATCCCGCCTTCAATGATGCCAATTGGGTCACCCTTGCCACCACCCCAGCGGTCAGCCGCTGCCAGCGCTTTGACGTTAGCAGCGCGATAGACATTCTTGTCCTGGGCCAGACGGGCCGCATACAGTTCGCGCTTCAGGTTGACGCCGCTCGTCACACGGCGAATGGCTTTGGCCTCTTCGTTGAACATCGACTCTGCCTGCTCGCGATAGTCCACCGGTGCGGCCAGATCGTGCTCATTGAGAACCAGATCCAGCTTGCCGGTTTTCTCGCGTACCAGAACGTTACTGTCAGCGCCCACGGCACGCTCGGTGTCGTACTCCACAAAAGCGGACTTGCCAAAGGTCGGCACGGTCACGCCTTCCTTGTCGGTCTGCACGATGGGGAAGATGCGCTCGCCGATGAATGCCGCATTTTTATAACCGCGAGCGATGCTGGTCAGCACCGGGTCAACGACGCGCTTACCCTTTAAATAGTCAGACATGTTCTCTCCTTAATTACAGGCAGCGTGAGACAGCAGCGTCGTAGCTGATGCCTTCTTTTTTCGACAGTTCCAGCGCTTTCTGATGCAGCGCCAGACGTTCCGGGTCGGCCTCAGCGAACTCCGCCGAGGTCGCCCCGATATCCGTGTTCACACGCTCTTTGGTGGCGTGCTCACCGAAATTCAGCACCGGTGCAGAGCCGTCCAGCAGCGTCTTAAATGCCGTGGCCAGCGGGGTGCGGGTATCGCCTTCGGCGAATTCCACCGGCTTGTCACCACCGGCTACCGCATCAAGAATGGCCACCACCACCGGCTTTGCTGCCGGGGTCAGACGGCCAGCGACGAGCAGCTTCTCGGCAAAAGACACGTTTTCCGTGTGGAGCGCATCCAGCCTGTTCTTCGCTTCCTGCTCTGCCCGTTGGTTCGCCTCCGCTTTCAGACGGGTGTTTTCCGCCTGAAGCGCCTTGATTTCGTCTTCGTTCATAGTGCTGTTCTCTTGTTGAGGGTTGGGATTGTGTTCACTGAAGTCCGGCTCAGGCTTCACGATGTCGCGATTAGCTTCATCGCGCAGGGATTCCAGTTGCCAGGCGGGCAGTACTTTCTCGGTTTCATCCAGCCCGAACTGAGAAATGAAGAAGTCACGCAGCCTGCCAAACATGGAGGCAATGGTGATATCGCTCCAGTCGGAGAACTCGACGACACCTTCTTCTTTCTCACCAAACGAGACCTGCTTCAGTCCCTTAATGGATGGTGGCTGCGCCCCCAGAAAGCCGACATGGCGCAGATAAAGCGTGCCGGGCTTCGGATTGTTCGGGGAGTCCGGGAGATAGAACGAGGCGGAGACTTTCTTGAAGCGCCCGTTGCCGACCAGTTCGGCAAACTGTGGGTCAAGCTGTTCAGGCTCAGCCAGCAGATCGACACCGTTGAGTGACAGGGATTTCACCCAGCCCCACGCCGGGTCTTCCGTTTTAGGGTGGCCAATAACGAGCGGCGCTTCATGGACGGATGGATCGTAGGCTTTCACGCAGGCGGCAAGATCGCTTTGCGTGAACGGCAGTTTTGTGCCGTGCATATCGGTATGAGTACCGGCTTTAAAAATATGAATGGCTGACATTTTGCTGTCCCGCGTTACGTTGTCGGGAACAGTCTGCGGAAAAGCACGTAATGGCGCTTTTAATCTGCTTTAGAAAAAATCGGGGGTATCAGTACGGGGAATGTCACGCTGCAGACGAATAGTGGTGTAAAGCGGGGGCTGTAAAGCCTTTATAAAGGTAATACAGCCCCTCAATGGCTGGCAATGATAAATCACCCGTCAGCAGAGAGAAAACTCAACGACGGGCCGCTGCTTCAAGATGGCGGACAATCGTGTCGAGGATGGGGACAACCACGTCCGACTGCAGCTCACCATCCCCTGTCATTGGCAGGAAGGGACGGGCCGGGAGTTCAACGGACTCATTACGCCCCGTTTTACCCCCGAACTGGTGAATGGGGCCATAAATGACGTTAGTGCCGACTGCGGCCTGCCTGTCATCATGGTCGGTTGATACTGATCCCATCAGTCGCCCGGTGAGTTGCAGTGTCTGACCGTCACGATCCTGTGCTGCGAGCGACGGCATCCAGCCCGGACGACCTTCATCCAGAAAGTTAAACTGCGTTTCTGCCAGCAGGGTTCCGGCGATTTTACGCATCACGGGTGTAAGGTCTGTTGCAGCCAGGTCCAGCGCCCGAAGACTGCGGCGCAGGGATTCATCGTTAATGGTGATGTTGACCAGATTATCGGAAGCCATCGTTATTCTCCCAGTTCCTGCTGTGCCAGTGGTTTAAGCGTACCCTGATAACGGGCCAGGTCAGGACGGTATGCCGCCCCCGGTGCGTATGACCAGCCGACGTCGGTAGCCACTTTCGTGGTACCGGTATTGAAGGTGGCGACATTCTGCATCTCACCGGTTTTCTCTGAGACCAGCTTCAGCTCCCAACCCATTGCGGAGCCTGAGTTCACCACCTTCAGGCCACGGGCACGTACATCCGCCGCACTCAGGGCAATCACGCCGCAGCGGCAGCGCCAGCCGTTCGGCGGATAGAACGCCTGCCAGAACGGGTCGTCATAGCGAAGCACCAGGTTGTGAAGTAGCAGATGCGCCTTGCGGGTATGGCTGTCGTTGATGCCGGTATACATCCAGTACGGTCTGTCGTCGACGTTCTCCATCTGCTCCGCCCAGCGCCCGGCGCTGTAGAGGACAGACATATTGGTGCGAAAGATGGTATCGAGCCGCCACGGGCTACCCTGCTGGATGGTGACCGGCTCGCCCGTTACCGGGTCGGTGGTATCACGCGGCCCCCACCATCCCTTGCGCTGCAGCTCCGGCTCCAGCTGCTGGCGGAACCAGCGATCAGTCTTCCCCTCATCCAGCGCGGTCTGCAGCGCACCCCGGATATCTTCCAGGATATCCAGTCGGGTCACTTTGGCGACGGTAAAGGCACGGGCGTGGGCTTCCTGCCACATCTCCTCCCAGTCCCATGTGAAGCTATACCCCTTGGACTTCAGGTAGCTGATAGCCCGCTTTGGGGGAAGCGTCATACAGTAGGCCAGTTCAGCCGTGCTCACGCTCATGCAGACGCCCCCAGACAGTTGCAACAAACATAATCCGTGCCAGCCGTTCCTGCAGGTCTTCAGCGTTCATCTGCGGGTACAGTTCGGCCAGCTCGCCCAGCAGTTCAGACGGGTTGACGCCATCCCCGACCCGTTTAAACAGAGGAGCCAGTACGGGTTCCAGCGTGCCATTTAACGCGCCTCCGTTCATCAGAATATCCAGCGCATCGTCCAGTGCCTGCTGTGCCTGAATATCGGCATCAATGGCCTCGGCGAACGACAACGGCAGCGTGGCGTTCTTCTGTCGCTCTGACGGTGGTGTCTCGTCAATATCGCCGTCCTGCAGCTGGTACTCTCGCTTGAAGTATTGCGGGGTAAACATCACACCGGCGCGGCTGAGTTTCTCGTCGCGGGTCGCCTGGGTATCGTCGACCGTTCCCTGTTCCCACATCTTCCAGACGGGGCTGGCCACATCGCCAAAGTTCATCGACACCGCCATCCTGATGGCCTGATTCACCGCGCTTTCCACGATATCAGCGTCAGCGTCACGGATATCATCGGTGACCTCCAGCCCGGCCTGCGCGGAGGCGCGGTTACTGTTGGCTTCAGTGGTCTGGTTCTGTCCCAGCAGAGCGATGGAGATTTCACTGCGGGCAAGCGTTATCAGGTTCTGATAAATATCGCTGCTGTCGGCCTTGCCTGCGGCCTCCTTGATTTCAATGGAGGAATCGTCAGGGATGGCGGCCACCGCGTCTTCCACCATGGCTTCCATGGAGTCCAGCAACAGGTCAATTTCACCCTGAGCCGTACCGCGTGGATGCTTACCAATAACCCACGGAGAGCCGAACTTCTCGGCGAAGCGTACCCAGAACTTCATACCGCCTTTCTTGAAGGTGACGGGCCAGAAACACATCGACAGGTCGGGGAAGCCATACGGGTTGTCGTAGGTCGCGTCCTGACGTGGCACCACGAACTTGTTCAGCGGTACCGGTTCGCCCTCCAGCCCGGCGTCTTTGGCGCGAAAGCGCAGCAGGTTATCGTTGTCGAACTGGAACCACTCAGGTGGTTTACCCACGATATCGGCGATGGCCCAGGATTTAACAGAGCGCCCCCACATGATCTCACAGGGCTGATATCCGTAGAGAACGGCATCGGTCATCTCGCCAATGATGCGGGACAAATCCAGATCGTCGAGCATATCCCGGATGAAGCTGAACACCCGCACCGGGGCATGGCCGCGCTCAAGACCACGCTCCAGCGATTTGACCGCCGCTTTGCGTCTGCGAATGCAGCCACCGACCAGCGGGTCGGTACGCAGCTCACGATAGATGCGGATATCCCGCCCCTGAGATTTCAGAATAGGATCAGGGTTAGGCAGGTACATCCCCAGCCCAAAGAAATCGATGGAGCGGCTGCGCGAGGCGATCTGCTCCGTCAGCGTTTTATTGGGTTCGGCAAAAGAGACAAACTCATTGGGTGAAACCCAGAGTCCACGGGCCATCAGTAATCCTCCAGCATACGGGCCGCCTGACGACGACGGCGTGAGCTTGCCTTCACCGGCCCTTTGTTAATTTCACGGCTGGCGAAGTACGCCAGCGCCACTGCAATGGCTGAGTCACCATGGCGTTTTCCCCCGTCAGACTTCGCTTTTGAGCGCTGTTCCGGCACGCGGGGGACGCCATTCACCATCTGTACGGCTCGCAAATCGTCCAGCGTGTCTTCATCCTTTGGTAAGTCCACCAGGTTGCCGTCTTCCAGTGCCGCCTTGACCGGCGGCATATGCTCCCGGTACCAGCCCTCGGTTGGCATCACCTGCTTAACCCGGCTGGAGCCGTAGCGCTGCATGGCGTACTCCGCCAGATAGGCACCGTTACCACGGGCATCGAACGCGGCCCCCATCAGGCCGGGCAGACCATCCATCAGATACCAGGTGATTTGCTCCTGCTGCTTGAACGGCACGTTACGCAGCTCCATCACGAACGGGATACGGCGTACCAGGTTCTTCTCCTGCAGCAGGGGATAGTCCACTGAAAGGTCGCCGCTGCGGCCAAAGTCGCGGCCTAAAAATGAACGGACATCAACAGGGAGTGCCTCCAGTACCGGCTTCAGGTTCTTCTCCAGCCAGTCCTGCGTCTCGCTGAAGCGCTCAGCATCGGGTTTCAGCTCGTAGCCTTCCGGGCAGGTCAGGCGCAGCACCGGCGTGTCAGCCGACATGCGGGACTCAATCAGGGCGCGGGAGAGCCAGGCTCCGCCACCATTGGCCGGAACACAGTCAAGCTCCTCGGAGGCACCGGCACCGTAGAATTTGTACACCGATGCCATCCACGCCTGTTCGGACGCGTCCGACCATTCTTTCCCGGTACGCAGGCAGACGCGGCGGAACAGTCCCTCCGCAACAGCCTCCTGGAAAGTAATGCGATGCACGCTGCCACCCTGACGCCCGGCCCGGATATCACCGATAAGTGTATTGAACGGGTTATCGTCGCCGTCATGGGTGGAGATAACGCGCACCTTGCCACCCCAGATCAGCATCGCCAGCGCTGCCTTCAGCAGTTCGTCCAGTTGTTCATGGAACGCCGCTTCGTCGACAACGATGATGCCCTGACGGCCACGCAGGTTAGAGGGGCGGCTGGAAAGCGCGACGACACGGAAGCCGGAGTCAGGGAATTTGATGGTATAGGTCTTGATGTGCTTATCATCTTCGTCCTCTTCCCAGAAACCTTCTTCGATTTCGCTGGCGGCATAGTTGAATGCCCGCGCCCACATCGCACACGCCTGGATATATTCGACGGTCATGTCCTGGTTATAGGCGATGTAATACACGTTCATCCCGCCCGCAGGTGCTGAAGAGGCAGCGGTCAGCACGTTATCGGAAGCCTCAGCCCAGGTGATACCGGTACGGCGGCTCTTCTCAATCACCTTGAGCGGAGACGTATCAGCCACCCAGCGCTGCTGGTAGGGCATCAGAACGGCAGGAATATCCAGCGCTGAGGTATCAGGCAAAACGGGAGTAAGCTGACTCATGTGGCAATCCCCAGAATTTCACGGCGCAGCGCCTGTACTGCGTCGGTTGAAAGCCCACCTTTACGGGCAATTTTCTCGGCATTGCTGGCCACCTGCTGTGCTCTGGCACGGACTTCAGTCTGGAACTTCTTGAGGTTGACCGAGGCACGGGACAGCGTGGCCACGTTCTTTGCCACCTTTGACAGGAGTGCGACGCGCTCTTTGGGGTCGACTTCGCCTTCTTCCGCTTCCTGCAACTGGACGATGCTCTCGAACAGTTCGGTCTGAATCAGGGCGATCACCGCCTCCGAACGCGCATCCTGATCGTCAGCGGCCCCCTCGGTCAGCATGCGGGCCGCTTCGGTGGCCGCACGGATAGCGCCATAGCGGCGCTCAATCTTCTGGCCGTAGCGGTGGATAGCCGATTTGCTGATGACGTAACCCTGCTCACGCAGCAGGGACTCCAGCTCGTTATACCCACTGAAGCCGGATTCAGTCAGCGCCCGCTCAAGCCAGCGACGCACGTCTTCCGGCAGCTTTTCTATCGTGCTGCGTCTGGCCATCATTCACTCCAGTACTTTTCCGGGCGGGCGATGCCGGGGCCGCATTCCACGGTGTATTCCACCAGGTCAACGCCGAGGCGGGTCAGGTCGGCAAACCAGTCGCCGGAGGGTTTTTTCTCCAGATCAACCATCTTGCGATCAGCCAGATAATCCAGCTCACGGCGCAGTTCCAGCGGCGTGGTGTCCGGGTAGATGGCGCGGGAGACGTCCAGCAGCAGCGTTTCGCTTGCTGTGTACGGGCGGGTTTTGTTCAGTGCAACCAGCAGACTCCAGCGCAGGGATTCCCGGCGCACGCGGGCGATATCAACCATGGTGACCTCCTGTATGACGGTACTGCTGTACCACTTCCAGTTTGTTGTAGAGTGCGTCCAGCTTGGCCTCGATGACCGTCTGGCCACGGATGTAATCCTCGCGGCGGACGTAGTTCAGCGGTAAATCCGCCTTAAACCGCATAAATTCTTTTTCCAGCTCGCCCCAGTTGGAGGCGGACTGTTGCAGCGACTGCTCAAGGGAGGCGAACCGCGCCGCCTGACGCTCCTCCGCTTTACTGAACAGCCACTTGGCCATACCGCCGACAAAGCTCATGAAGGTGATGAGAAAGCCCACCACCGTCCAGAATTCAACCTGCAACGTCATTTCTGTAATCCTTCCCGTTCGTCCAGCAGCCTGTTTATCTGGCCGCGCCAGATGCGGCACTGCTTCGCGTTGTCGATGATGTTGGCGAGGACGTCACGCTGGGAGACGCCTGAGTCGCGTAGCCAGGCGTCAGCGGCTTCAGGTTGCCCGGACGCTGTGCCAGTGCCGGTGCCAGCGGCGGGAGTTGTGTCTGAATGACCGCTGTCGACGGATGTGTTGTCATATCCGAGCGCGGCGTTGTACTGGCGCACGAAACCGCGAGTAAACACGCACTCAATGGGATGGCTCTTACCTTTTTCATCAATCCAGCGCTGTGTGACATCGTTAATTTGCCCCTGTAGTTGTTTGTTCTGGCTCTCAAGTTGGGCTATCTGCTCAAGGTAGCCAGCCTCGGCCTGTTGCCCGGTGGCAACCTGTTCCTGATAACGCTTTGCCCAGTCACGGAGCGCAGCGTTCTCAAGCGACGTTTGTTCGGTTTTGTATGTATCAAATGCGGACTGCAGCTCGCTGAGCGCCTTATCGCCAGTGAGCTTCGCGCTATCATGCCCTGAGCTGTAACCCACCCAGTACACGCCGAGCAGGAAGGCATTGATGAGAATGACGAGCAAAATAGAGCGCCACGGCAATTGTTTAATCAGGCTCCACACAGCTGCTGTCTCCCCATGTCAGATATCCCGGTGCCAGCTCCCGCAGAATGCGCTGCGGGTAGTGGCGGTTCTCACGCCAGCTGGCGGCGCTGCGCCCGGCATTGACCGTGGCGACATGACCAAACCAGCGGGCGCTGTCCAGCCCTCTCTGCGAGGCCAGCCGTTTGTCACGCTGCACCCAGCCCAGACCGCCGTTGTACCCCGACAGGGCCATGGCCATCCGCTCACAGTTGTTGGCGGCGCTTACTCGCTCCCATAGCCAGCGGTCATAGCTGACCAGCGCCCGGATAGCCCATGCAGGATTGAACGGCTCGCGGCTCTTAAGCCCCGGCATTAGCTGGCTTATCCAGTCGGCAGTGGCGGGCATAAACTGCGCCAGCCCCTGAGCACCAACCGGTGAGACCGCATCAGGTCGCCAGCCGCTTTCCTGGTGCAGCTGCGCGGCAAAATCAGCCACTGGCGCAGACAATCCCCATTCAAGCCGGGCATTACGGATCACATCGTCGCGATACTGCAGAGCGGCCTGCGGAGGCTGGGCTGCGCGGGCCTGACTAAAGAAACCGCCCCACCAGAGCAGCCAGGCAATCACCAGGTTGCCAGCGAGCTGCCACCAGAAGCTGTATTTATCGTTGCGTGGCTCGCCATGCTTGATGGCGGTTATACCCAGACCAAAGGCAAGCAGGATGATGAGAGTGATTTGAGGCCAGTTCATGGTTACAGTCCCATCGCTACGGCCAGACAGACTGCGGCAACAATCAGCGCACGGCGGATCAACGCGGCGGAAAACACCAGGTGGAGGCCGGTCTGCACCGGGAATCGCCCATCGGCCATCAGCCTGTCATCATGTTTCAGGTACTGTCCGGGTCGGGCTTTGGGGAAAAGTGAACGGTCAAGCCAGTAGCCCAGCACCGCCGCCAGCGTAATGAGCGACAGCTTGTAGACCACCACCGGCAACTGCTGGGGTGAGACCAGACCGATGGTACCGAGCAACAGTACAGCGGTCAGCAGCCAGCCGCTGAGGCGGGGCTTCTTAACGGGTGGAATGAATTTTTTCAGGTTTTTCATGATGCGTCTCCTTGTGTAGTGGAGACAGCATCACAAATGTCAATTAAAGGGGATTTTAAAGCGCGTTATAAGTGTGGATATGGAATCATCGGCCAGAATGGTGCTAACAGCATAAAGAAACTAAATGAAACGGCAGCTTCAGGCATGGTTCATATCTTTAACTCTTCGCAGCTTGCCCGCCTGAAAGTCTAATACAGGAGAAAGCAGACGCTGCCAGAATCCTATGACGACCATCTGGTCAACAGGGTAGTCCATCGAAAGGATCTGCTCGTTATAGCAGATGCTGTCCAGAACACGAAGCACGGGCGGTTCATCCTTCTCAATAGATAAACGTTCGGATGTAATGGCCTGCACACTTTCTTTGGATACGTCAGACACCAGTATCATTTTCTGTTCCAGCGCAAAGAACTTGCGGGCAAAATCAAAATGAGCACGGGCACGCTGCGATGAGGCGACGACCAAATTGATCGCAGAAAAAGCAGTCACAATAGCCGCTGAAAGCACGGCTAAATTCGTATTAGCCTGAGATAAAACACCATAGATAGCCGTTGAGCCAAAAATCAGAGACAACACATTCGTGGTCTGATCCAGCCGATCAAACCAAGCTCTGCGGCGGTTATGGTAACGAACGGAACGCCTTACATCGAACAGAAGGCCTTCCCACTCATGATCCAGATTTGTCTCCACTGTTATCTCCTCTTCCTGGACGTACAGGAGGTGAAAAAGTATTCGTCACAATATTACCCTTGCGCTCGCCATAATCCGCAGAATCATTATTGTAACTCTCGCGCGAAGGACGCGGGCGATTGTCAGACTCATTCTTCTGAGAACCAGGCTTGTGTGGATTATGTTTATCATTCATTCGTGACTTTCCTTTTCAAGGCAAATTACTAAACCAGTAAACAGCGTTAATAGTCGTAGGGTATCCCTAAACCTCATCCTGACTGTGAAAGAACGACCAGCCCGGTGCGGTAACACCGGGCTAGTCATCAACCCACAGGTATGCACTGTGAGCCGACCAGGGTTCAGTCAGTCTCGCGAGACCAGACTAGCCTGCCATATTTTCACTGATTGCAAAAGGCTTACGGATAATGAAAGAACAATCTTTACCCATCGTCCCCTGGATTGGGGGTAAACGTCGTCTGGCTAAACACATTCTGCCTCTGTTCCCGGCCCACACCTGCTACGTGGAGCCGTTCTGCGGCGCAGCGGCGCTCTATTTCCTCAAGACACCCAGCAAGACCGAAGTCATCAACGATATTAACGGCGAGCTGGTGAACCTCTATCGGGTGGTCAAGCACCATCTGGAAGAGTTTGTCCGTCAGTTCAAGTGGGCACTAGTCAGCCGCCAGATATTCAAATGGCTGCAGGACACGCCGGAAGAGACGCTCACCGACATTCAGCGGGCGGCCCGGTTCTACTACCTGCAGAAACAGGCGTTTGGCGGCAAGGTCGCCGATCACACATTCGGTACCTCTACAACCAGTGCGCCGCGCTTCAATCTGCTGCGTATTGAGGAGGAACTGTCTATGGCACATCTGCGCCTTTCCAGAACGTTGATAGAGCATCTGGACTGGCACCAGTGCATAGAGCGATATGATCGCCCCCACACGCTTTTCTACTGTGATCCGCCGTACTGGGGAACGGAAGGCTATGGTGTGGATTTTCCGATAGGTAACTATGTCCACATGGCGGAGCTGGCGCGGAGCATCAAAGGTAAGATGATTATTTCGGTGAACGATATCCCGGAGATGCGGCAAGCATTCAATGGCCTGAATATTCAGACGGTCGATATCAGCTACAACCTGAAGGTCACCGGGAAAGCCTCACAGCGGAAAGAGCTGGTGATTTGCAATTTTTAACTGTTAGAACGGACTGAGGCGGTGCCGTATCTACAGCACCACCTCAGTAGTTAATTCAGCCTCGGACACGTCCAAGAATCGCTATCAGGATTTGGTGAAAAAACCTTCAAGCACCCCTCTCGTGGGGCCTTGCCATCATCTGTCATAGGAACATTTTCCTTATCAAGTTTCACGATGAGGTCTCCTCCGGGAACATCGGTTTTATCGAGAAAAACAGCCTGGCAGGCTGATTTAGATATTTTCACTTCGTGGACATTATTTGATATGAACAAAAAACAATTATGGCCAGAGGCTATGTAGTCACTAGGAATATTATTCTCGTCTTTGATATGAAATTGAACGGTTGTCACCGGGCGCTCGCGATCCTCGGATACTTCGAATTTTTCAAAGCTGCTCGCATACTTATCTAAACCGGGGAGCTGTTGACGAATAAAAGGTAATTCGCGCTTTACGACCGGGTTGTCAGTTTCAACGCTGAAAACCGAGTGCTCCTTAGCTGGGGTGGACGCATCAGCAGGATCGGCGTTATCTCCACACCCAGCCAAGGCAAATACCAACGTTAAAAACAATTTGCGCATAGTCATATCCTTAATGTTCTTAATGGGAACAAATTAGCCCACATTTTTTAAATTATTTAGCTGTGCGGACAGCTCCTGAATCTGTTTTTCCATCTCAATCACACGCTGTTTTTCTTCAGCGCCTCGCATGAGGTCTCGTCGAACCTCAGGGTCTAACTGATTTAATAGTTCAAGCATTTTAAGATCCGCTTGACTGAAATTTTGAATGGCTGGTTCAACCTTCGATACCTCCTCCTCTCCCTTACCTGTGAGTAACCAGTCAAGAGAGACACCTCTCTCCTCAGCAATGTTTATGCAAATTGAATAAGGCACAGAATCTCGCTTTCTCCAACTGGCTAAAGTCTGTCTGTTAACGTTCAGCACCCGAGCCAACTCACTGTCGCTATCAACATTAAACAGTGACATGAGTCGCAGTAGCACTGCATCAACGGCCTTTTTATTCATTTCAAATAAATCTCACTTGAGTTATTCATTTTGAATAAGTACACTTATTCATATTGAGTACATCATAACCCAATAGGAACACGGTGCATATGAACAAACAGCAAGTTCGAGCACGACTGGTTGAACGGGGCAGCAGCTTGCGCCAGTTCGCGCTTAACGCGGGCTATGAGCCACGAACAGTCACTCAAGCAGTAAGCCGCTGGGCTGGCAAAAATGAACTTCCTCGCGGACGACTGACGTATCGTATTCTGCGAGATTTGTCAGTCGTGATCGGCAAAGAAGTTACACCAGGCATTCTTCAGGAGGCGTCATGAGCAAAGCAAACGTATCCAGTTCTGGGTCTCGCATTCTGCGCGTTCTTAAAGCGCTGCGTGGCCACGCTCTGAATGGGGTTTCTAACGGTGAGCTGGCATCAGCTCTGGGTGAGTCACCAGCGAATATCAATCGGGCGCTCAATACCCTTATCGAAGAAGGATTGGCCCTGAAACTGGATAACGGGCGCTTTGCCCCAGGGGTCCAGCTATTACAAATCGCCATGGCGCACAGTACCGAGATGGCACGGGCGCAGGATCGTATCAATGAAATTAACCAGCGTGTTATGGCTGGCAGTCGCTAAGGAGATGAAATGGGACGTACAAAATTACAACCAGTTGAATTAGTGGAAGATGCGCCGCTGACCGATGGTCTCAGCGTCAATCTTAATGCTATGACTGAACACCGCCTCGAAATCATGCAGCAGTTCGGTGATGGTCTGCCGTATGAACGTGATCGTATCGTTCACGAAACACGGTTTTATATGGCTCAGAGTGCTGAAGCCATGCTGGAGGCGGGTAAGCGGCTGGTAATTCTCAAGGAGAATGAACCTCACGGCGATTTTATAAATATTCTCGAAAATGACCTCGGCCTTGAGCCGCGCGTCGCACGCCGCATGATGCAGGCCAGCGTGAAATTTTTGGGTAATGGCGATCAAAATTCAAAACGGACAGCGCTGACCGTTTTAGGTAAGACCAAGTTGTATGAACTGATGGTTCTGGATGACGAAGAACTCGACGCATTGGCTGATGGTGGAACCGTCGCTGGGGCAACGCTTGATGATATTGATCGCATGACCAGCCGCGAACTGAAGGCAGCCCTACGTGAAGCGCGTGAAACCAACGCAGCACAACAGCGCGTACTGGCCGACAAAAACGAAAAAATCGACTCGCTTTCCACAAAACTGGAGAAGAAATCCCGTATCCAGCCGCCTAAGCCTGACGAAGAGGTGAAGAAGATGCGGGCAGAAGTGACGGCGTTAGCGGTTGAGGCGGAATCTGCCATCGCGGTTCGACTGTCCAGCGCCTTTGAGACCCTGTGCGCATACTGCGCTGAAAACATGATTGATACCCCCAGAGACTTTATGGCCGGTCTGGTCTGCCAGTTGGAAAGCACCGCGCGTAGCCTGCGCTCCACATTTGACCTGCCGGATGAGCCGACAGGTAACGCCGCCCCTTCATGGCTGACTGACCCGACGCCACAGATTAACGGGCAGGAGGCATAACCGATGAGTGCCGCCCTGACTGAACGACTGGTTTATGTTGCCCGCGCGGCACGTGACGCGGGGCATGGTAAGCGCGGTGCGATATATGACACCGCGTGCGCTGAACTGGGTATGTCCCGCGCCACCCTGCTGCGCAAGCTGAAGGAGGTATCTGTGACAGACAAACGCAAGAAACGCGCCGATGCCGGGCGCAGCGCCCTGAGCCGCGACGAAGCCGCGCTGATATCCGCTACGCTGCGCGAGGCCACCCGTAAGAACGGTAAGCGCCTGTATTCCATCGCGGATGCGGTGGAGACCCTGCGGTCAAACGGTTTTATCACCGCTGGCAGAACGGACGAGACCACTGGCGAGTTTTTCCCGCTGTCCGAGGACACCATCAGCCGCGCCCTGCGTAACTATGGTCTTCACCCGGAACAGCTTGACGCCCCGGCCCCGTCGTCCGAGATGGCCAGCCTGCATCCCAATCATGTATGGGAGATTGATGCCTCACTATGCACGCTTTACTACCTGAGCAACGGCCATAAAGGGCTGCAGGTGATGGACAGCGCGAAGTTCTACAAGAACAAGCCCGCCAACATCGCACGCATCGCCAGTGACCGCGTGTGGAGTTATGAGATCACCGACCATACCAGCGGCTGGATTTACGTTGAGTACGTGATGGGCGCGGAGTCCGGTGAGAACCTCTGCTCTGTTCTTATAAACGCCATGCAGGAGCGCGGCGGCGCGGACGTGCTGCACGGCGTGCCGAAAATACTCTACCTCGACCCCGGCTCGGCAAATACCGCTGGCATGACGAAGAACATGTGCCGCTCGCTGGGCATCGACCTAATAGCGCACAAGCCGCATAACGCCCGCGCCACCGGGCAGGTGGAAAAAGCGCGTGACATTATCGAGCGCAAGCTGGAACCGGGTCTGAAGTTCCAGCCGGTTCACAGTCTGGAAGAGCTGAATGCGCTGGCCGTGAAATGGCGCAGCCACTTTAACGCCACGGCAGTCCACAGCCGCCACGGTAAAACCCGCACGGATATCTGGTTGAAGATTACTGCTGACCAGCTGAAAAAAGCGCCATCCGTTGAGGTTTGCCGCGAACTGGCGGTGGCCGCACCGGAACTCCGTAAGGTCACGCCAAAACTGCGCGTCTCGTTCCGGGGCAATGAGTTTGACGTTTCGACGGTACCGGGCGTACTGGTCGGCGAAAAACTGATGATTACCCGTAACCCGTGGCGCAGCGATGTGGCGCAAGTGGTACTGACCGGCGAGGACGGCCACGAGACGTTCTTCCTGGTTGAGGAGGTCAGAAAGAACGAGTTCGGCTTTGCCGAGAGCGCAGCGGTATTTGGCGAAAGCTACAAAGCCCTGCCGGAGACCACGGCGCAGACGACGGCAAAAGAAATCGAAGAACTGGTCACCGGCACGGATAACGCCACCGATGCAGCTGCTGCACGCAAGGCGAAGGCGCTTCCGTTCGGCGGGCGACTTGACCCGTATAAACATATTGACGACACCACGCTTCCGGCCTATATGCCGAAGCGCGGACAGGCTTCAGACGTGCGCGGGCCGCGTATCGAGCAGCGGCCTCTGACCCATGTTGAAGCGGCAAAAGCCCTGCGCGAGAAGTTCAGCGCTATTGGCCATACCTGGACGCCGGAACATTACCGCCAGTTAGCGGCACAGTACCCTGATGGTGTACCGGAAGCCGCGCTGGATGAGGTGATGGTCACCCTGACCACTCCGGCCCGCAGCAGCGTTATCAGCATCGTTAACGGCAACTGAGGAGAACAACATGCTGGTACTGAAGCAACAACTGAAAGAGGCCCGTATCCCGCAGGCGGTGGCGGCAAGAGCCGTTGCCGTTTCCGAGGCCACGCTGGCCCAGATTGTGAACCATAACGAGTGGCCCCGCACCAGCCCGGAAGAAGTGCGCCAGCGTCTGGCGTCGTATCTGGAAAGTCAGGGGATTGATACAGCGAAGAGTTTTGATGCTGCACAGGGCGCAGCCACGCCCCGTACAGCGGGTACTACCGATAAAACCAACCTCAGTGAGGAAGAGAACATGTTACTCAAAAAGCAGGTGTTATTTCCAGCAACCAAAAAAGCGTTTGGCCTTTTCCGTGACCCGTTTGCCGATGAAGCTATGCAGGGCGCGGACGATGTGTTCACCACGGCGGATATCCGCTACGTGCGTGAGGCACTGTTCCAGACCGCCCGCCACGGTGGTTTTCTGGCTGTTATTGGCGAGTCTGGCGCGGGTAAATCCACGCTGCGTCGTGACCTGATTGAACGCGTCAACCGCGAGAACGCGCCGGTGATTGTTATCGAGCCATACATTATCGCCATGGAAGACAACGACGTGAAGGGCAAAACCCTGAAGGCGGCAGCTATCGCTGAGGCCATCATCAGCACTATCGCGCCACTGGAGAGTATCAAACGCAGCCAGGACGCCCGCTTCCGCCAGTTGCACCGCGTCCTGAAGGACAGCAGCCAGGCGGGTTTCAGCCACGTTCTGGTGATTGAGGAGGCTCATAGTCTGCCCATCCCGACGCTGAAGCACCTCAAACGCTTCTTCGAGCTGGAGTCCGGCTTCAAAAAACTGCTGTCCATCGTGCTGATTGGCCAGCCTGAGCTGGCAGACAAACTGTCCGAACGCAATATGGAAGTCCGTGAGGTTGTCCAGCGCTGCGAGGTGGTTGAACTGCTGCCGCTGGACAACAGCCTCGAAGAGTTTCTGGCATTCAAACTGCAACGCGCTGGTAAGCAGCTGGCCGACGTCATGGACTCCAGCGCAGTGGAAGCCATCCGCGCCCGCCTGAGCAATCTGGGCAGCAACCGTAAAAGCATGGTCAGCCTGCTGTATCCGCTGGCCGTCAGTAACCTGGTGATAGCCGCCATGAATCTGGCTGCTGAAATCGGGGTTCCGCAGGTCAACGCCGACGTCGTCAAAGGGGTTTAATCATGAAATCCATCACCGATATCAACCAGCAGATGAACAAGGTTCAGGACGCCATTATGGCGCTCAACGCCATGAACACCACCGTGCAGAGCGTCATGATTGCCGGAAACAAACCAGTTATCCGTATCGCCCGCAACGGCCACTGCACCCGCCTGCTGGAACAGGGCAAGGCAAGTTACACCCATGTTGACCATGACGGCTCAGGGCGCTTTCGTCAGGGCGTATTTGAGTTGCATGGTTGCCGTATTACCTGGTCAGAGTCATTACATTAACCATAAGGTGAAAAAAGATGAGCGAAGTAAATAAAGAAGACTACATGAAAGACCGTAAGGGGCGTCTGGTGCCGATTAATCAGGTCTCTGACTATGACCTTGCCATGGACTCTTTCGTCCGGGAGCAGGTCGCTGCGGCGAAAGTCAAAAGCGCTGACCTCAGCGACTTCAAGCAGCGCGCTTTCGATGAGTGCTATGCATGGCTTGACCTTGTGGCCGAGAAGTACGGCAGAACGCGCGGTGGTGCCAAAGGCAATGTGACGTTTCCCACGTTTGATGGCAGCCAGCAGATCACCATCCGTGTGCAGGAAACGCTGACATTCGGGCCGGAGCTGCAGATTGCCAAAGAGTTGTTTGACGAGTGCGTCACCGAATGGTCGCAGGGGGCGAACGATAACCTACGGGCCATCATCAGTGATGCTTTCCAGGTGGACAAAGAGGGCCAGCTTAATACCGGGCGTATCCTTTCCCTGCGCCGCGTCAAGATTCAGGACGAGCGCTGGAACCGGGCCATGGAGGCCATATCGGAATCGCTGCAGGTGGCCATGTCCAAAACCTATATTAATTTCCGGGAAAAAGATAAACACGGGAAGCTAATTAATATCCCGTTAGATATCGCTGCCATTTAATTTTAATTCACTTTCTTTTTATTTCGGCGTCAGTGCCGTGGGCTTCTGCACGCCGAAAACAGCTAAAAGGTAATTAACTATGCAAATTAATGATGTTTCGAAGCTGGAAAAAATTATTACCAATATCGCCAAAGATGACGGGGTTTATACCAGCAAAACCAGTTGCTTTATTGGCCGAACGGCATCAAAGGTCATCGTTATCAGCGCCCTGAGCCTCAATGAATTTGAGAGTGAGTTTAACGAAGATCCTGACGATGTTCCTGATATGCACTTTGTCCTGGGAGAATAGCCATGTCCATCAAATGCACCAACTGCCAGAAAGGTGTCACCACCCTAAAATTCAGCGACGCCAGTGTCATTACCTCCGGTAAGCACCATGTTCCAGCTGTTCTTATCACGCTGGTATGCCCTCACTGCAGCCAGCACTACTACACGGAAGTCCCGGCTATGGAGTTCATCCCCTGTGAAATGAAGCAACGACAGGAGGCATCCGATGAACATTAATCCGGCAGCGACAACTTGTTTAGAACGAATAAAGGCTTTGAATGCTGATAACCAGCGTTCGGTCAGGGTTAATCTCGGTGTACTTAAAGCGGCTCGCAGTGAAATCCTGGCCCATGTCAAACTTAACGGGAAAGGTGTAATGACAGATATGGTTCTCAATGCGCTGAATAGCGTTATCAACGATGGCAGGTAACGTATGCAACAGAATAATGAAAAGCTGCTGGAGAAGTTAAAAAAGCTGCTGGCGCTGGCTAAGTCCGACAACCCCCATGAAGCGGCGCTGGCCCTGCAACGCGCCCAGAAACTGATGCAGGCGTATAACATCACCCAGGCTGATCTCGCCCTCAGTGATATTGATGAAAGCGTCAGTAACTACTGGGCCGCTGGTAGCGTTAATCCACCGCGTTACATGCTGGGCCTGCTGGATATTATCCAGGTGGCATTTGGCGTTAAGTCTATTATTCACTCCGGCTTTAAACCCAGTGTTGGTTTTTACGGGAATAAAGACCGCGTGGAACTTGCTTCATACACATGGGAAGTACTGGCCAGACAATTAATCGTGGCCCGTAAAAACTATATCCGGCAGCAGAATAAAAGAATCAAAAGCACGACCAAGACCAGCCGTGGTGACAAGTTTGCCGAAGGCTGGGTTCTGGCCGTGCGCAGCGAGGTTCATTTATTTGCTATGTCCCGCGAAGAACGGGAGCTGGCAAGCCTCTGGCTTGAACAAAAATATCCTGACTCAGGAACAACTACTGGCCGCCAAGCCGGTAAATCCCGTGACGCGGACATGTCGCGCCACATTGGTTACAGAGAGGGGGAAAACGTCCGCCTGCATCAGCCCGTCAGCGGGCAGGAACAGCGTAAACTGGGGAGTGGTTTATGATGGCTGAATATATTGTATGCGCTCTGTTCTGGTACGGCCTCGTGGGGTGGTGTAATGCTGAGCTGCACCGCCATTCAGGTTTTTGTTCACGATACAGCGGAGCTAAGTACTGGATTAGCTGGACGGTCATGCTCCTTTGTTGGCCTGTAGCCCTTCCTTTATATGTTGACTATGTCAGTGGAAAATCAAAAGGTGAGGTCGATGATGACTAAGCAGCGTCTTATTCAACTTATCCATATTGCCCGCAGCGACCTCCAGATGGATGAGGATACCTACCGCCAGATGCTGCAGGGGCTGACGGGAAAAGCCTCAACCAAAGGGATGGATACCACACAGCTAGATCGCGTGCTGGAATCCATGAAAAAGAAAGGATTTCGCGTTAAGCCTGCCGGGAAAGCCACTTCCAGCTTACCGCTGGATAACCATCCGCAGTCAAAGAAAATCCGTGCGCTATGGCTTGAAATGGCTGCAGCGGGCATCGTTCGGGACAGTTCAGAGCAGGCGCTGGCGCTATGGGTTAAACGGGAAACGGGTATCAGTGCGTTACGCTGGCTCAGCAATGAGCAGGCAAGTAGCATTATTGAGAAGCTGAAGAAGTGGCAGCGCAGGGCTGCGGGAGGGAAGCAATGAGCGACCTGAATCAGTTTCGTAGTAAAGGGCCGGAACTGTTGGTGGAGCTGGCACAACACACCTCTGAGACCGTCCGCGAGATTATTGATATTGAACCTGCAGTTGCCGACCAGATTGGTCAGGCCGTCGCAAACCGCATGATGCAGGTCTGGGGAGGGCAGAACGTCTATTTCCCGATGGGGATGGTCTGGAAGGTCAGCCAGCGCGACCGGGAAATCTTCCAGGAGTTTGACGGGCGCAACCATCACGAACTGGCCCGCAAATTTGGTGTTTCGCTACAGTGGGTCTACAGCGTGGTGAAGCGGGTCAGAAAAGAAGAACTGGATCGGATGCAGGGGAAACTGTTTGATAGTGAACCCGATGCCGATATGGGGAAACAGGAGTAA